TGGTGGTATGAAAACGAAAAAGAATTTGATTTATCAGAATGTTTAATTCTTGTTGGTCACACAGACTCAGATCGTTCGAGTTTTTACGATCCAAACCACGTGGTGTACGAAGATGACCCCCCTTGGAATCGTTTTGCCCATAGTTCTTGGGTGGAATATGGATTTATGGGAATATCTAAAGAAATGCGAGAGATGGCAAAAATGTACACAGTCCTTACAGACAGCCCAAATTTAAGGCGTTTGAATTACATGCAAGCAGCATTGTTTTTTGATGGGGTTGCAAAAAGTCATAATTTGCAATTATACCAATTTCATATTATGCCACGTGAAGTTGAACTAAATCTTGATACCATAATATGGGATGGTGAAGACACCACAACTTGGTTTAGAGATCATCCTGCAAATCAACGCAGAGAGTTGATAAAAGAGGTCGGCCATCCAAATGAAATTGGTCACGAAATGATAAAAAACCGGTTGATTTCAAGTATCGAAAAGTGATATAATCTATCTAATGATAGATGTTAGACAATATCTCCCAGCCAATGCTAAAACCACCCCATCTGGGTGGATTAGTTTCTCAGGCCCATGTTGTATCCATAATGGTGAAACTGTTGATACTAAAAATCGTGGTGGATTAATCACCTCAGAAGAAGGTTGGACTTACAATTGCTTTAATTGTGGATTTAAGTGTGGATTTAAAAATGGTCGTAATTTAAATTTTAAAGCAAGAAGTTTTCTTCAGTGGCTGGGTGTTGATGGTACAGAGATTGATAGAATTAATTTAGAAAGTTTGAAATATCGTTCTATGAATGATATTGTGGCTACAATAAATTATAATCAGCCAAAGAAAAAACAGATTAACTTTGATTCTAAAGAATTGCCTCAAAACATTGAACTGATCAACGCCAAACATTTAGATCACAAAAAGCATCTGCTTAGCAGATGTATCGATGACTCGTATCCGCTGATGGCGATTGATTCCAATGAGTACGGTAGAGAAGGCATACTAGTACCATTTACCCACGATGAAAAAACAGTGGGATATACAATCAGATTTCTTGACAACCGCAAACCAAAGTATCTTTCAGACAGCCAACCCGGATATGTTTTTGGTATAGATTTACAACAAGAAAACTGGAAATACACTATTGTGACAGAGGGTATTTTTGATGCACTCTCCATTGATGGATTATCGGTAATGCATAGTACAGTCTCGTCACAACAAGCAGAGTTGATAAATCGGCTTCGACGTGAGGTCATTGTGGTTCCTGACCAAGATAACGCAGGAATGAGTATGATAGACCGAGCATTAGAACTTGGGTGGTCAGTAAGCATTCCACTTGAATGGCCTGAAGGCTGTAAAGACGTAAATGATGCTGTTAGAAAAATAGGGCGTTTATCAACAATAATAACTATTATACAAAATGCAGAACATAGTCGAATTAAGATAGAGATGAATAAAAAGAAACTTAGACGAAAACTAGGGATATCCATTGTCACTTAAAGAATACGGACCAGAAGTTCAACAATTATTTTTGGAAATGCTTCTTTATGATGCAGAGCTGTATGTGCGTATTCAAAATATATTCAATCCACTAAATTTTGATCAACGTCTGCGTCCAGTTGCTGAATTCATGCAAGAGCATTGTGACAAATACTACACAATGCCAGAGCGTGAGCAGATTTCTGCAACTACTGGTATCAAATTGCAGCCAATTGATGGGCTTAATGATGGGCATTTTGATTGGCTATTAGAAGAATTTGAAGCATTTACTCGCCGCCAAGAATTGGAGAGAGCAATACTGAAGTCTGCTGACCTATTAGAAAAGGGTGATTACGACCCTGTAGAGAAACTTATAAAGGATGCGGTCCAAATAAGTTTAACTAAAGATATGGGCTTGGACTATTTTGATGACCCCCGTGCAAGATTAACTGCTCTTAAAGATAATAATGGGCAAAACTCAACTGGGTGGACAGCATTAGACAAAGTACTGTATGGCGGATTTAATCGTGGTGAATTACAGATTTTTGCTGGTGGCTCTGGTTCAGGTAAAAGTTTGTTTATGCAAAACCTATCTGTCAATTGGATAGAGGCTGGGCTAAATGGTGTTTATATAACCCTAGAACTTTCCGAAGGGTTAACTGCTATGCGTCTTGATGGTATGCTGACTAATACTGGTTCTAAAGAGATTTTTAAAGACCTTGACACTGTAGAAATGAAAGTCAAGATGATGTCTAAGAAGTCTGGTACATTACAAATAAAGTATATGAATGCACAGAGTACAGTTAATGACATTCGTGCATATGTAAAAGAACTATCAATAAAAACTGGTAGACAAATTGACTTTATTTGCGTTGATTATCTTGACCTACTAATGCCAGTAAGTGCGAAAGTTTCTCCCAATGACTTATTTGTTAAAGACAAGTATGTTTCTGAAGAACTGCGAAACCTTGCAAAAGAACTTGGTGTACTCTTTGTTACTGCGTCCCAGTTAAATCGAGCCGCAGTAGAAGAAATAGAATTTGACCATTCACATATTTCTGGCGGTATTTCTAAAATAAACACGGCTGATAATGTGTTTGGTATTTTTACTAGTCGTTCTATGCGTGAGCGTGGTAGATACCAAATCCAGTTAATGAAAACTCGATCAAGCTCCGGTGTTGGGCAAAAAGTAGATCTGGAGTTCGATATGAACTGCTTAAGAATTAGTGACTTGAGCGAGGCTGAATCATCACCAGCACAGCCGAGCATTCTAAATTCCCTTGGGAAACAAGACAGCACTGGTAACTCTACAGGGGTACTAGACTCTGGGGCATCTGAGCCGGGAAAAATTGACGCTGATGTACAAAGTACAAAATTAAAACAGATGCTCAATCAAATAAAAAATCAATAATTGCAATTTAGTTGCGTTTTATAATCTTTCTTGTTAAAATAAATATCTAAAAGGATTCTCAAGCATGCAAAAACATACTCGCAGCATTTTGGACGAGTTGGAGTCCATCTACCAAGAAAAGCACTCTGACCGCGATCAAAATTATATTATAGAAAGTCGTGCTAGAAATGTCATTGCGAGTGCTGTGAGACTAATAGAGCAGATTGAAGAATCGTATTCTGAAGAAGAAGCCGAAAATTTATCTCGTAAGTTTTTAAACGCTATTCGTAATCGCGATCCTAACAAGTTTGCACGTATGTTGCGAAAAGCCACACCACGAGGCACTGAAGATGGGCGGTAATGCTTTTAAATCCCCTGATGGCAAACAGTTAACTCAGCAAATAAAGCAAGATCAAATTCCAAAAACTATTGAGTGGCTTGAAGGATTAACTGGTCTGCCATTAACTGACTATCAGTTGGGCAGCACTGGTCAAAAACCTATGTCTGGCGACATTGATTTGGTGGTCGACGCTACTAAAGTTGAAAAAGCACAATTATCCGACACACTATCTCAGGCAGTGCTAGAACAAGGCCAAAATCCAAAAGATTGGATTAAAAAAACAGGAGAATCTGTACATTTTCGTTCTCCAATTATGGGAAATCCAAAAAACGGGTTTGTCCAAGTAGATTTTATGTTTTTTGAACAACCTGATTTTGCAAAGTTTATGTTTCGTCAAGATGCAGATAGCACATACAGAGGTGCATCGCGTAATGTATTAATAAACAGCATTGCGAAGTCATTAAACTATAAACTAACGCCGAATCAAGGCATCACAGATAGAGAGACTGGTAAACTGGTAACAAATGACCCAGAACAAATTGCCAAACTCCTATTGGGTTCTAATGCTACAATTGATGAGTTAGGTAGTGTAGAAAAAATACTTGACGCATTAAAAGATGACCCAGAGCGAGAGTCTAAACTAGCGGCATTTAGAGAATATGCTGACAAACAAGGCATTGTTTTTGAACAAAATGTAGAAAATGTAGATGAGGATAGTCCTCACTTTTTGGCTCGGTTGCGTGATAGAATTGTCAATCACGGTATGCAAGTAATAGTTGAGAACGCTAGAATCGATCATCCCGAAGACTTGGTATTTGATCACGGTTCTGCTGGTCTTCAACGAGCAGTGGACGGAATTAAGTCTATTGTATTAAAACCAGAAAATACCACGGTAAAGTGGGATGGTATGCCAGCTATTATATTTGGACGAAAGCCAACTGGTGAATTTATTCTCACAGACAAAAGCGGGTTTTCTTCTAAAAGTTATGATGGGCTAGCGACTAGCCCTGAGCATATAAAGCGGATAATGGATAACCGAAAAGGTGATAGGACTGAACTTGTAAACCTGTATGCCAATTTGTTTCCAATGTTAGAAAAAACTATTCCCAAAGATTTTGAGGGATATGTTAAAGGTGACTTATTATTCTCGGCACGACCACCAGTTGTTGACGGTGCTTTTGAATTTACACCGAATACTGTCACTTACCGAATTCCAACAGATGGTGAATTGGGTAAAAAAGTTGCTAGCAGTCGTGTGGGAATTGCAATACATACTTATATGCCTTATCCCGGCGGAGGTTCTAAACCAATAACGTCTGATGTTTTACAGCCATCAAAAGGTGTTTTAATTCTTGATCCTTCTATTAAAGAACCAAGAAAAATTACGCTTGATGAAAAATCTTTTCAAAATATTGAAAAAGTACTGGCGAATCGCAGTGGAGAAATTGACCGGTTGTTTGACCCACAAGAATTGCGAAGCCGGAAGATAACTAATCTTCCTGCATTAATGAAACAGTATATTAACTCTCGTGTTCGTGATGGTAGTTTAGATAACTTGATTTCAGAGTTCCCAGAGTGGGTCAAACAAAAAGAAACACCCGGGAAAGTATCTAGAATATTTGAATGGTTGCAAGAGAACAAGTATGGTCTAGTTTCTGCTATGCGATCATTCGCCGAAATAACAAAATTAAAAAATGATGTTGTTAGACAACTTGATGGCCAAGCAAACGAAGTTACTGCAACAATAAATGGTAAGCCGGGGCATGAAGGCTATGTCAATGACGGTTTAAAGTTTGTTGATCGTATGCGTTTTTCTGCTGCCAATTTCCAAAAAAATGCGGGTGGGATATCGTGACAGATGATTCTGAACAAGATGACATCAACATAAGCGATGTAGAAGTACATGATGCCCATGGTGGAGAAGTATTTGGCTCCAAATTTTTAACTGTTGATGGTGTCAAAAAAAGTGGTGTTGATGTTAATATCCTTGGTGATGAAGTATCTATCAGAAATCTCGTTACTTCAGAGGATAGCAAACGAAAAGGTTATGCACGGCGTCTTATAGACGACTTGTTCAGAGAATTCCCCGACAAGATAATAGCAGTCACAGAAATGACTGATGATGGGAAACAATTTTTTGATAAAAACTACAATGTAAACCCAGAAACTAAAGAAATAAAACCTAAAAATCAGTTAAATTTAATCAAAGAACTTAACGAAGCACGATTAATACGACGGTTAGACCGTATTAATGGCAAAGATATTGACGAATTGGGTCGCACATTGTTTAATCATTTGCTAGGATTGCGTGTTTTACATTACGAAGACCCGAAAGCAGCAGCAAAGTACGCAAAAGCCATAATGCGGCACCCTCAATTTAATGGTTTTCGTGTAACTAGTCCAGATATTTTTAATCTTGTAGTTTTTATTCAAAATAAAAATCGTTTTGCAGATAGAATAGAAATTGATAATGCGTTAAGTGTTCCGGAAATGCGACTACGAAGAAACTTGCGAGAAATAGAAAGTGGCAAGATTAATGAAAATGATTATGAAAAAATGATGTTAATCTTACAACGCCAATTAGATGGACTTGGTTCAGCACACTATCAACTACGCAGAGAAACTAACAGTTACCCCAAATTGCCTGACAACCAAAAGGTTCAAGTAATAAAAAGATTACTACTTTTGGTACGCAACCCTGTATTTTTCAGTGACCTTCATATGATTTTAAAACGTGTGGCAAAAGAAAAAGGCTATGTCGTCTAGGCCATAATAAATAAATTTGGCAAAATAAAGGATAATAACAAATGCTCACTGATGACATTGTAGTAAAAGATGACTTTTTTGACAAAGAATTAATATCTCAATTATGGAAAGAATGTTTAGATAACGACCATAAGGGCGAAGATTTTGTTGATCATCATGGAATTTGGAAAGGACACAGAGTCAGTCGTCAACAATTTATTAGACGATATGATGACTTAAACAACCATAACAATAATTATAATTTCTCACCTGCAGTAAAAGAAATAGAAAATATTGTCTTAAATGAATTCGAAGACGGCGTATTTATTAGAGAAATGACATTTCAACAGCTGTATTTGCCATGGGATATACATTGTGATTTAACAAGAGAAGATATAGCCCAAAATAATGCTTGTAAATCTCATGGTATAGAAAATTATACCCCATTTTATAATGTTTTAATTCCACTGCACGATGTTGACAGTAGAACAATGGTATTTCAACAAGAAAGTACAGAATATAACGACTTTTGGAGATTTAAGGAAAACAATCCTAAAGCAGACACGCCAGTAGACAAATCATTGTGGGATGAATATTTGGATATGTGCTGGCCAGATGACCGAGAATGGCTCACAATTAAAAAAATATTGCCAGCACAGAAAGCTGGTCAACTTATTGCTTTTAAACGAAATTTTTTTCATAGTAGTGATAATTTTCATAAAAGAAATATTGCTAGTAAGCATTTTATTCAAATTTTATTAGATAAAAATAATTAATTTACTCTATATTCTTATATTTTTTGCTTTTGTATAAATACTTACAGGACACAAACAGTCCATATACTTAAGGAGATATTAAAATGGCAGGAGTTACAAAAGTAAATCCACAATCCGCAACAGTTAACCCACAGAACCCTACTGAGAACCAGTGGGAAGTTGTTGGTAAAAACATCGGATTTTTCACAGTTGATTACACCAGCGACGTAAGCGGCTCATTGGGCCCAGACGAGGTTGTTGATTCAGTTTATCGTGCTATCCAGCAGTTCACAACAATCATTGCTGCCGGTCCACTATTTGACACTGGTTCACAGCAGACATTTGCTGCAGAGCCTCTACTGCTTTCGGGCGATGCCGATCCAGCAGAGAATGATCAGATTACACAGCTTCAAGCAGCCATTCGGGCTCTTGGCACAGTTGATTCAATCGATCTTAGTTCAGCAACTGTTACAGCAACAGGCCTAGCGATTGCCACCGCCGCCGCTGTTTAAAAACAATTTAAAATAAATTGTTATGAACCCCAAGTTTAATCGCTTGGGGTTTTTTATTGCTTAAATATAACAGATGTTTACTAGCATAAATTGTTATACACTTTTTGATATTACAGATACTGGAATACGTAGTCACATTCGTGCAGCACGATTCCCAATAACAGACAAGCACGGAAATTCGATACAAAATGAAAAAGAATGGGTACAGGCTAGAAATCAACAACGAAATTGGGAAACAATAATACAAATTGTTTCTTTAAGGGCTCAACCACTAAGAATTATCGGTCCAAGAAAAGTAAGTGTTAAATGGAAAAACAGTGACAAAGATGTTAACGCGTGGAAAATAAATTTTGAAGTTGAGCACACCAGTGTTTTTTATAGTACAAACAATGAGTTAGGTGCTCTAATAGACGATGCAGAAGGTGTTCCTATGTTAACTGGGCTTGGGGAATCTGTAAAACTAGAACCATATCTTGTATTGTCAGATAGTTTAGTTAATACATATTTCGAGATAGAAAAATGATAACTACTAACAATGAGGCAGGAAACTGCTTAAGTTTGTGGAGGAGCGGCCATGAATCGTACAGAGAAATCAATTATGGAACCAACTGATCTAGAAAAAAAGAGCTTAGAAACTCATGTGGACTTGTGTGCAACCCGTTATATGTTTTTAGAAGAAAAACTCAATGATGTGGAAGAAAAAGTTGACGCACTAGAAAAATTGACTAAACAAGTACACGAATGTGTAATCAAAAGCAACGAAAAAAGAACAGATCAGCAACTAAAATGGGCTGGCGGGGTAATAGCAATTTTACTAGCGGTATCAGGATGGGCAGTAGGAACACTAATATTAGGGTAAGCACGCTTACTGACAGAGTAATCCGTAATTTGAAACATCTGCGAGATGATTCTCGTAGTTTTTTTGCTCAAAAACTTTTTACTAAGAATGGATATGTTTGGAGGCTCCCCGGCAACTATGAGTTGCGTAAGAGCCATAATGCTGTTGATGTATTCAATGATGCTGAATATATTGCATCATTCTCTAGTATTAGAGTAGCAGCGGCTTGGTGTATTCTATCTGTCTATAACAAAAAAGATGAAACTCGAGTGTTAAAATACCATGATGACAGGAAATATTTTTTAGAAAATAATGTTCTTATTAATAAAAAACAGTTGCAAAAAACCGATAAACTCGAAGACCGAGACATCATCACAGCACGAATCTCTGATGATTATCAAAAATTAAATCTGTCTAAAAAACAAATAGATAAAATGATTAATTTGGCTAAATACTTTCAAATACGAGGATTTGAACATGAAACTTTTTGAACTAGATGCACCCAAGAGCAAACGCGTAGCATCAGTTATGTCATCACACTTTGGCAAAACAGTTGATTTTGACAATGTTACTGTACAAGAGGCACGCACAATGCTGCCAAGAATTAATAAACTCATTACTGAGCAT